ACAAATGAGATTGACCAAGAGCTGGCCCTGCGCCAAGCTCAACGAGCTTCCTCCGCCTCGTCCCCCAGGCGTGCAGGAACCGGGGGAGAGCAGCGTTCCGCTCAGTCCGCAGCCTCCCCCACCCCACTCCCCGAAGGCTACAACCCAGACGGGGGCCTTGGCGAGAACATAGGCGCGGGGCTCCGGGGCGTTGGGGATGCTCTCACCTTTGGCACTCTGGATGAGCTGAGCGGCGGGCTGGCTACGGTGTTTGGCTCGGACCTTCCGGGGCAGGAGAGCTACTGGTCCTCCGGGAAGAGCTTCGGGGATGCACTGGCGGCTAACATCGCCATCGAGCGTAACATTCAGCGGGCAGACCAAGAGCACTACTTCTCAGCTCGCCTTCCCGGTCAAATCCTGGGCAGCATCTTAATCCCCTGGGGTGCTGGGGCTAGAGGTGTTACTGCGACAGCCAAGGTGGGGGCCGCACAAGGGGCCGCCTATGGGTTCGGCTCAGGCGAGGACCTACAAGGCCGCCTGTCCGGGGCCGCAGTGGATGCTGGAATTGGTGCCCTTGCAGGCGGGGTCCTTGGCAAGGCAGCAGACCTCCTCGGGCCTCGCGTAAAGGCGTTCTTCACAGGCCGCAAGTCCGCAGACGCCACAGAGGAAGGCCTCGAAAGCCTCACCCCCTCGAACAACACCGTAGCCCCCGAAGGTCTCATCCTCGGGACCACCAAGGACGGGAACCCTATCCTAGGGGCCGTGTCGCGGGGAGCGGACGGGACCGAAGAGACCCCCCTTGCTCAAGCCCTCCTACCTGCCCGTGTAGCAGATGCCGTGGATGGGGAAGCCGTGGAGACGGGCACCGCTCTGGCAGGCACCGCGAAGAAGGCCGGGGAAGAGGCCGCAGACCCAGACGCCCAGCGCAAGAGCCTCCAGGCCCTCCAGGGGGTGGTCAAGGACCTTACCGAGAAGCAGAAGACCCTCGGAGATGAGGCCGTGGACGTGACCTGGGAAGGGTCCCCCGATGTGGCGGCCCGGACGGGTGAGTGGCGGATTGGTTCCTTGGAGGCCCCCGAGGATGCACAGTCCTTGCTCCGGGCCATCGTGGAAGGGACCACCTCGAAGACCAGGCGCTCCGATGAGGAGGTCCGCCAAGGGGCCTTTGATGCAGCGCGCCGGATCGGGGAGGAGCCGGAGGCTGTGCTCGAATATGCCAAGCAGCTCGCGGGCAAGCTCGGGGATGTGGACGTGGCGGTCAATACCGTGCGGACCCTCTGGGCTCGCGTGTCACAGGATGTCAGCGACTTTCACCTCCTCAATGTGGACTGGGCTACGGCTACCGATGACCTGGTGGACGATGCTGCCCAGCGTATCTACAACCTCTCAGCCATCTCTCGGGAAGTCCAGGCAGTGAAGACCGGACTGGGCCGGGGCCTGAGGGTCCTCCAGCTCCCTACCGCCAAGGCCTACCTCGAAGGGGTCAAGAAGGCAGGAGCCGAGGGGGTGGATGTGGCTGTGCCAGATCGCTCGATTGCCCCCCTCCCCCGCAGCCGCCAAGAGCTCGCTGATTGGTTCGACCTGTGGGGTGCTACAGGCGGTGACCCCAAGCGCCAGAGTGCCATGCTCCAGGGCCTCCTCACCCTCCCCAGCGGGCAGCTCTACCTCCGCCAATCCTTCGCCAACTTCTTCACGGCCAGCATCCTCTCGGCCCCCAAGACGGTCGCCCTCAACGTGGTGGGCCCAGGGTTCATCTCGGTGGTGCGTAATGTGGAGCGTCTTGCGGGGGCGGCCACCGTGTCGATCAATCCCTTCGTGACCCAGGCGGAGCGGGCAGGGGCGCGGGCGGTGGCGGCGAACACCGGCAAGGCCTACGTCCAGACCTTCACGGAGATTGGTGACGCCTTCCGGCAGGCCCTCGTGGCGGCTGAGCGGAACCATACGCTGATCGGTGGTGGGGGACAGAGCCTCGATGCCTTGGCCTCCTACGGTCCCCTCACCGAGAACCTCATCCGGGCCTCAGGCGGGCAGCCCAGCTTCACCTATGGCCTCGGGAACCTCATCAACGTCTTCCCTCGCGCCTTTGCCCGCGTCAACAACGGTCTCGATGAGTTCTCCAAGCGCCTCGCCTACCAGGGGGAGGTCCGGGTGAACGCCATGGTGGAGGCCTCACAGCGGGGTCTCCAAGGGGCGGAGTATTCCAACTACGTGGCGAAGGCCATGCAGGATGCCTATGACGAAGCGGGGGCAGCCACCAACGCAGCCCTCCTTGAAAGCGCAGAGCGGACCACCCTCACCAAGCGTGTGGGGGACAAGAGCAGCCAGCTCCAGCGGGGCGTCAATCGGGCGGCCAATGGCATCCATGCCCTCCGGGGAGCCGTGCCTGAGACCCGTTACATCCTCCCCGTCTTCAACGTCCCTGCCAATGCCCTGGGTGAGACCCTCCGCAGGCTCCCTATTGCGGCCATTCCGGGGGTGAACAAGGCCATCTTCGGGCAAACAGCACGGGAACTAGCGGGGGAACTCGGCCCAGTGGCCCAGGCAGATGCCCACGGGCGGATGATGTTGGGCGGTGCCTTCCTCATGGCGGGCATTATGATGAACAGCGAGGGGACCCTGACAGGTGCAGGCCCTCGTGAGCCCGCAGACCGCCGCGTTTGGCTCCAGACGCACCAGCCCTATTCCATTAAGGTGGGGGACCAGTGGGTGCGCTATGATAAGTTCGACATCTTGGGGGCTCTCCTCTCGATCCCTGCCACAGTCGCGGACGCCTCGATGTATAACGACCCCACAAGGGAGCCCGATGAGGTCTTCTTTGCCGGGATCGGGGCGCTGGCCCAGTGGTTCAAGGATCGGGCGGCGCTCAAGAACGCTACCGGCCTCCTGAGCCTCGGGGATGACCCCACGAAGGACACCGGGACCGTGTTCACCCAGGTTACCGGCACGATTGCCTCAGGGTTCTACCCTGCGGTCCTCCGCTCGACTATCACGGATGGGATCACCAACCCCTACATCCCCATGAAGAGGTCCTGGACGGACTACATCGAGAGCGTCCTGCCGTTCGGCTTTGATGCCGATGGAAACCCACAGGTTGGGAATGATGTGGAGGTGGTCCGCAATGTGATGGGTGAGCCTATCCGCAAGCCCCTGGATACGGTCGCTGAGGCCTTCGTCCCTGTCACCCTCGTGAAGGCGGTAGGCTATGACACAGACCCAGTGCTCGATGAGCTGGATCGCCTCTACCAGGTGACCGGATATGGGGCCGGAGCAGACACTCGCTCCCTAACCCAGGGCCAGTTCTCCGACAAGGAACTCAAGCTGGAGGATGGGAAGTCCCTCTACACCCATGCGATGCGCCTACGGCAGGAGATTGAGGTGGATGGGAAGACCCTGCGCCAGACCCTCACCGACCTGTTCTCCTCCCCTGAGTATAACCAGGCGGTGGACGGGCGGAGGACCGGCAAGGAGACCAGCCGGGGGGACCTCAACAGGCCCTACCTGGTGGGCGAAGTCTTCGAGGCCTTTAACAAGGCCATCAAGTCCCGGATCGTGGAGGAGAGCCCCCTCGCCAAGGACTACATGACAGCGGCCCTCGCCAAGAGCACCGATGCGGCCTACCTACGGGATGTCTCGGTGGAGGAACTCGTTGAGAACCCTGAGCTGTATCGCACTAAGGGGGTTGACAGGGACGCCTTCTCAGCTAGGTTGCAGGGAGGGGGTGGCTCCACGGCTGCCCTATTGGAAGCCTTTGGAGGACAGTGAGATGGATATAGGACTGTGGCTGCTTCTCTTGGTCGCTGTCTGGGGGCTCGCTTACGGCTCCACCCTCACGAGCGACTAAGCCGCTGATAACCGCCAATAATGGCACTCGTAGCTACTCTAACAGGAGGGGGAGGTTTGCGAAGCCTCAGCAGACCCCCTCTAGGAGCCCTCAATGCAGCACCTCATAGAGACCTCCCCAGGTCGTCCTTCCAGCTCCCTTCACTACGCTGTAGGTGAGATCAATGGTAAGCTGGACCAGCTCATCGCCTCTCTCCTCCCTCAGTTCCAAGCCCTCACCCTTGCCGACCAGAACCTTGACCACCGTGTCTCGACCCTGGAGCGGGGGCAGTGGCTCGTCACCGGAGGAGGTGTCCTCATCGTGTTCCTCTTCTCAGCCTACGAGGTAGTCCGCTATGTCATCCTCTGATCCCACCGATAACCCAGAGTTCGAGAAGGAGCTCCTCAAGGGCCTCGTCAAGAAGCTCAAGGAAATCCTTGATGGGGATGAACGTCTGTCAGCGGCTGAGATCACAGCTATCCACCGTGTCCTGTCTGACAACAGCATCTCCTTCTCCAGCATCCGTGCAGGTAGCTTCGGAGAGGTCGCTAAGAGGGTCTCCGAGGAGTTCCCCTTCGATGCAGACGGGAACGTAGTGGCTATCAAGTCCAATGGCTAACATCGTCACCAGCGTGTCCCGTGGAGGTGACCCCCTCCGCAACCCCAAGAACTTCCTATTCAAGGCGTGGCGCTCCCTGGGCCTCCCAGACCCGTCCCCCTTGCAGTATGACTTCATGGGATACCTCAACGATCACCGAGCCTGGGGACAGATACAGGAGGAGGCCGCAGGGGAGCATGGGGAGGGTGCCCGTAAGATACTCATGGCCTTCCGTGGGGCAGCCAAGACCTACGTATGCACCGTCAACGCCGTGTATCGCCTCAGACAGGACCCCCTAGAGGAGTGCCTAGTCGTATCGGCCACGGACAACTACGCCTCAGCCATTACCACCATGGCCTTCCAGATGGTTACCAAGTTCGACTGGCTGGCCCCAGACATGGCCCCCTCGAATGACCAGCGCCAGTCCGCCCTCTCCTTCGATGTGAAAGGAGCCCGCCAAGCCTCCAAGGATGCCTCCTTCACGGCACGAGGGGTCTTCGGCCAGCTCACGGGTCTCCGTGCCACCCTCATCATCGGGGATGACCTTGAGATACCTAACACCTCAGAGACCCAGCTCAAGCGGGACAACCTCCGCCACCGTATGTCCGAGCTCGGGGGTGCCATCATCAAGCCTGGTGGGGACATCCTCCTCATGGGCACCGCACAGAACGAGCAGACGGTCTACAAGGACTATGCAAATGAGAAGGGCTACGAGCTCCGCATCTACCCCATTGTCTACCCTCAGCTCGCCGAGATACAGAAGCGTTACGGCACTCGCCTAGCGCCCCTCCTCCAACAGGCCCTCAATGAGAACCCCCTCCTCCAGGGCACCTCCACTGAGCCCACCCGGTTCAACGAGAGGGACATCCAGAAGCGGAAGGCCGAGTGGGGGACTACCGAGTTCGAGCGCCAGTTCAAGATGTGGATGGATGCAGGGGCCGACCGCCTCTACCCCCTCAAGCTCAAGGACCTCATCGTCTTCGAGTTCACCCCGCCCTCCTCAGCCACCGGCAACAAGCTCCACCTCCCGGCCCAGATCGTGTGGACCCCCCTCAGGGACCAGCGTATCAGGGACCTCAGCCTGGACAGCCTGCCGGGGGACATCGCAGTCTACGCCCCCATGAGTATGGATGTCCTCCTCCCAGCCGAGGAAGTCATCTGCCAGATCGACCCCTCAGGGGAAGGTGAGGATGAGACCACCTGGACCATCCTAGCAGGCCTCTCAGGGCGCGTCTTCCTATGCAAGCAGGGTGCCGACCTCGAAGGTTCCTCAGAGCGGGTCCTCAAGCGGATAGCCGAGGACTGTGCCCTGTGGGGTGTCTCTACGGTGAAGATCGAGAGCAACTTCGGACAGGGCATGATGGGCTCCCTCCTCCAGCCCCACCTCAAGAAGGCCGGATGCACAGCCGAGGTGATAGCCGAGCGGGCAGGGCAGACCCAGAAGGAACGCCGTATGGTGTCCACCCTGGAGCCCCTCATCACCAGCCACCGCCTCGTGGTCAACACAGCCGTGTTCCGTGAGGACTTCGATGTCACCTACC